CACCCCGATCACGATGCGCGGGGAATCTTCTTGACGTACTTCATGGCGATCATGAAGACCACGGCCACGGCGGACAGGCCGACCAGGGCGGCGGCGTATTCGCCGACCTTGGTGGTCGCTTCGGTCAGAGCCGTGTCGAACGGGTCAGTAGCCTGGGCGAAGGCCGGCACAGATGCCACCAGCAGAACGGAGGCGGCGAGGGCTTTGTCTTGCAGACGTTGGAACATGGATTTCTCCTAAAACACCAGTGGACGACTGGCAGCGGTGCGGCAAAACGCCGACTCATGCGGCATTGGCGATGGCGCGGACATAGGCGACCGCCTTGCCCATGCCGAACCCCAATGCCCAGCAGCCCATGAGGACTGCAAAAATCTTTGCAACGGCAACAGCGTCGATCACAGCCTATTCCCCGAGTCGTAGCCCTTCACCAGGGCGAACACACAGGCGACGACGAGCAGCGCCTGCAGGAGGTGGTTCGTGTTGCTCCAATCCATGTCACCACCTCACCGGAGGAAGGCCGCGCGACTCGCGCCAGTGGTCGGAGTTGTTGCCGAAAATGGTTCCGGGGTGCGGCTGGTGCTTGACGGCAGCGCAGGCCGAAACAACGACGGCGAGGTAGAGCAGGACAGCGGTTTTCATGCGGTCACCCGGGGAAAGGTTGAGTAGGCGCCGTCATGAAATCGCGGCGGTAGTTCGCGGAGGGCTCGCAGCTGGAGACCAGAGGGCACGAGTCGCACGGCAAAGGCGGGGGCGAGAACTTCGCCAGTGAGGCGCACCACAAAACGACCCGCGCGGGTGCAGATTTCGCCAACGCCGTGCGACGACTTGACCCACTCGGGGAGGTTGAACCAGGAGCGTGTCTGGCGGGCTTCATGGGTGAGTCCCCCGATACCGTAAAGGCGAAGGCCGCGAGGGAAGCGGGTGAGCTCACCTAGCTTGCTGAGGTACTTCATGAGGTAGCCAACACCGGACTTCGCAACCTCGGTGTTGGTCATGCCGTGCGGCCAAAAGGCCGCGCGACGGGTTGTTGGCTTACGATCCCACTGGGGCATGCGAACGCCCCGGGGAAGCCACGCCAGGAGGTGGTAATGCACGACGGCTTTACCGGTGCGAGCCATGCGTTGAGGCTGGATTTCGGCAACCCAGGTATACCGGCAGGGGACCCCGATCGATCGACACCAATTGCGGAAGCGCTCCGTGGCCTTAGAAACGTGATCAGGCTCCCAAGCGTCAGGGCGGGCATAGGTGAGCGTCACGAACCAACAGGCGGGGGGCCGGTGGCCACGGTCGGCGATGCCGTGGAGGTGGCCAGAAGCCCAGACGGATTTTTTGAGACGCTTAACGCGGCGCTCGGCGACAGCCGAGGGGGCAAGGTTGACCGTCAACGGCAAGTCGTGACGACTTGTTTTAGATGGGACAAGCCCCGCCGCGACGCCAGCACAAGGGGCCGCGCTTCGCGCGTCCCCCCGTGCCAGCTTTGCGGCGTACTCAGCCGAGGCGGCGGAAAGGCGATCCAGACGAGCGTGGGAAGCGAAATCGACCCGGGAAAGGTCAACGGTGCGACCCGCAAGGGCTGCGCGATAGAGCGCATCGGGAGAGCTTGTGTAATCGAGCATCACAGCGCCCCGCGAGCGACCCATGGGGAATCAAAGGAGACGGCGCCAAGATGGGAGCGCCATTCGCGAACGTAGTCGTCGAAAGCGTGAGGGCAGTCGAAAACACGGCGCCAAGGACCGCCAGGCATAGGCGCAGTGAACGTGTAGCGATACGGGTTCACTGGTCGGCCCTCCAAGAACCACACCAGCGGCCACAAGCGGTGAACCAAACGGCAATCCCCTGCGAGCCAGGAAACATGGGGCCAGCGTCCGGGAGGTCAGAAAAGAGGCCACGAAGATGGGAGAAGGAGCGAATGCCAGGCGCGCGCAACGTGACCGGAGCAGAGGAGAAGAGGTCGAGCTGGATCACAAGTCAGCCCCCCAACCCGAGAGGGGGCGACCGCCGACGGTGTAATCGACCTGAATGCGGAAGGCTTCAGGGCCAGCGGTGACAGTTACCGACACCGAGTCGGCATCGGGTTCCATGTCGATGGCATGCCGGATGAAGGCGGCGGCGTCCCGCTTGAACAGGATCTTTGCCAGCTCGGGCAATGCAGCTTCAGCGATGTGCTGCATGGTGCACCCCTCAAGCGGACTTCTTCAGCGGAACCAGCCGGAGAGCCACCTCCGGGTTGCCCCGGGGATCGAGTCGGATGCTGGAAGGGTGCAGGGTGTACTCGCCGGGGGTGTACGGGGTAGTGCGGCCAGTAGCGGCGTCCCGGTCGAGGATGATTTCGGTTTTCTCGGGGAAGGGGGACGGCGTACCATCGGCCCCAACGGTGTGCAACCAGACGGTCTGGAAATCCAGGTCATACGGTTTGCCGGAGGTCTTGCCGGTGCCCTTCATGTTGCGGATGGGGGCCTCGAGAACGGTGACTTTGATCATTTGGGTGGCTCCAAAAAACACTCCAAACCGGAGTGATGCGGAGACTACTCCAAGAAGGAGTGCATATGCAACGCACTGAACTGGCCGCGCTGATCGAAAAGGCAGCGGACGAAATCGGGGGCCAGCGGGAACTGGCACAGCTGCTGGGGGTAGCTCCGAACCGAGTGACGGACTGGAAAACGGGTGTGCGCGAGTGCCCGCCGGAAAAAGTGGCGCTCATTGCCGATGCGGCAAAACTCCCGGCAGATCAATGGCTTGCGAGGGCCGTCCTATGGCGACAGGAAGGCAAGCCAGATGCGGAGCGCCTGAAAAAGGCGTTGGGAAAGTGCTTGCGAGCGACTACCGCGGTGGTCGCTTTGGGGTGTGGAGTCGTCGTGGCTGAGGTGGCTCGGTATTCCACGATGTATAGAACGGTTAAATGGCGACCGTTCTTGCGGTAGAAAAATACAATCTACCTGTTCCAGAGATACCACACCGAAAGGGCGGTCGCTGCCCACCAGCCAGCCTCGGTGAAATTGCGGCGCCATGCCGCGCGGTACTTTCGGCGCTGTTCTTGAGCGTGGCCGGTGCGGAAGGTTGAGCGCTCAACATAGCCGGTGCGCTTGTTGTGGTGGTCCTTGTGCCAATCACGCTCATCGATAGCCATTGCGCTCCCCTTTGGTTTGGCCTTCGGCACATGCCCGCGAGCGGGCATCAGAACCGGGCTGGTGAGCCTGCATTCTGCCAATCAATGATTCAGGCGTGCCACGTCGGGTGATTGAAGCAGCCGTCCTTGTGGCGGAAGTCAAGGTGGGCGGGGGAGACGGGACCGGTGCCGTAGAAGGCAGCATTAAGCGTACGAAGCTGAGACTGCATGAGCCACCGCCGAAGGAGGCGGACGCGCTCGTCGGGGTCAGGAAGACGGGAAATCAATTCGATAGCCCGAGGCTTTGGCAGAGGGCGAGCTTTGCCCAGGGCGGGACGCTTCGAACCCACACGAAGGCCCACGATAGCTCCGAGAGCGCCCAGCCAGCGGCGAAGCAGGCCAGGGCGAACAGGGGGAATGTCAGGCGGTAGGACGCAATGCGCACCATGCGGGTAGTCAGCCTTGAAGACTTGGCGGGTGTCATAGGCGGCATAGAGATTGGTCCCCTTGTAGTACCAGCGTTCGGCGATCACGGAGTTGGCACCGTAGCCGATGCGGGCCGTGGCCCAGTGGAAGCGGGGCAGGTAGCCCAGCGGTTTGTAGATCGATGCCAGGAAGCCACCGACAACGGGAATCCTGATCTTGTCGCCGCGCATGCAGCGGACCTGCAGCTCAATGAGCGACTCGCGGACCTGCTTGTCGATCATGTTGGCGTCCTGAACGATCAAGTACACATCCCAGCCCAGCTTGCGAGCATGGATAAGCCAATCCAGCACACCAGCGCGAGATTTGTCCTGAAAGGTTCGCGCGTTAAGCCACGTGCCCAGCTCGTCCAGGATGAGCACACCGTTTCTGTCTTCATCGTATGAATCGGGGTTGCCGTGGCCGATGGCGTCGAGGTCGAAGGGCGTAGGCTTATCGGGCAAGCGGACGTAGTTGGAGCGGGCACGGGGGGCCAGCTTTGCAAGGTCGAAATCCACGTTGGAAGCCACGCGGCGACCTTCGAGCAATGCCTCTTGCGCTCGCCAGACGCAGAACAGGGTCTTGCCGGTGCCTAGCTTGCCTTCGACGCTGTAAACGGGCATGGGGTCAGCTCCATTGAAGTGGCGGGCTTTTTTTCACCAGCGGGCAGCGCTTCGCTTCCTCTGCCCGCTGGCGAAAAACGCCTATGGGTGCGCGGTGCAGTTTTTTGTTTGTCATGGCGCGAGTCCTCCGGGCCTGTTGTCCTGCACCACGCCCGCAGCGGTCATGGTGGTGGGCGACTGCCCGCAGGGGCCGCGCCAGGGTGTGGGCGTTGTCCGATGCCCGGGGCAGGGTTGGCGATGGCGTGTCGGCCTGTTCGTCTCGGTGCGTTGACATGGGGCGGGGCCCCATACCCCTTGGCGATGAAGTGAGAGGCTTTTTTTCACCACCGGGCAGCGCTTCGCTTCTTCTGCCCGCTGGCGAAAAACGCCTATGGGTGCGCGGTGCAGTTTTTTGT